CCCAAACAAAAATCAGTTATACTGATAACTGGGTAAACCATAGTAGACTTGCGTCTCCTATAGTGACTCCAAGGTATCCCTCCTTGGTTACTCGGAGCGGCATGGTCGTAAATCCATGACATGATTACTCATGTTCCTACCGCATCTAGTGACTACACTACCTAGATCACACACACATACACACCCTTCATTTACACCTAATCACGTATCAACAGTCAACAAACATACCAACATTTGGAAAAGTTGGTTCCTATAGATGGAATGCTATAGAATGAGCATGTGAGTGCGCCCTCTGGTATGAGGCAAGCGCAATCCCCAAAGATTTTCATCGATGGGATAATCTATCATTGAATTAACAATGACAAATACACTCTTCTATAGAGCTATCGGTATAACGATAGTAAATATTTATACCGATATCATCTACCATGTGAACTATACCGGCTTTTGTTAAATGTGCCTTATAGTTCTCTATACTTATAGTTTTATTTGTTGCACCTCCGATGACACCTAGTTTCCTAGCACCGGATTTAATGCCCACACAATAATTGATAGTTCGATTAGTATCGTGATCAGTAAAATGTTCAAATTTACAATCAACGAAACAAGCATCCTTTGAATAAATATATACACGGGCGTTTTGATTACGAGACAACAACAATGCTAATTCAGCATTAATTTTTATAGTCTCAGTAACACAAAGTCTATTTTCTTGAACAAACCGTGTGGCCTTATTAACATTTTTGGCCTTAATAACTACTGGTGTCGCTAAAGACATAACTAATAATAAAGCGAGTATAATAGCAATAATAATTGGGATAGGCATTTTACAACTGCGGGTTGTTATGAGATCCCATTATTTAATGGGTTACACACACAAAACAAGCAGAACTCTCAAAAACCATTCACCATAAAATATAGATTCAGTATAATAAAAATTAACCATAAGTTGCCTCACCATCATATGTATCGTACTGACGTAGCTTATTATGTACAAAGCGTGATCCTTGATCAACAGCATTGTGTAAAAACTTCGTACCGAAACTTAACGTGTTTCGGATCAATGGACTTGCAATACGAGCAACACACTGCTTTAGTAAACCAGCCAACATTCCCCAATCGTTGTAAGCAGCTATATATGTATGAGGCAATTCTGATTGCAACTTATGTACTAAATTAATTGCACCCATGTCCTCGGCTGGAGGATCTGAGAGAAAAGGTGCATAAACTGATGAACCTGGTGCATTAAACTCCAAATAACTACGATGTTTAATATGAATAGAAGCTTGAGATGACAACCCTCTAATATTTGAAACTATCCAACTCATGTTGAGATCGAAACCATCAAGTTTCAAATGAGCATTGGTTGGAATCAAATATTCCTGATTGGTCCCTACTAACGTATTAGGTGGGACACGCCAAATGGGTCGAACATCTTCAACTTCATTCCAAATTGGATCAACATTCCACATACGGTGGATGACATAATCTCCTGCTTTTGTAATGTCCTGAAACGCTTGTGGATCGGCCATAGCTAATGTTGCATCAGTAAAAGGTGGAGAAACTGAAGCTCGAAGAATGGGATCAACTTCACTCGGTAAAGTATTAACTAATCTACCATTCTTCAGGGATGATTCTGTAGCAGTATGTGCAACGATGGTTCTGCCTTGATTTGCTAAGCCAGGCGCATTTAAATGAACGGTATGTCCTTTCGAAACATAACGCCATTTCCTTATTTCAGCCCAACCAGTATTGGCAGCAGCTGCACCAAAATTTGATAATCCTGCAGGTGTCATTTGAGTTATTTCCATATCAGTACCAGTATAAGGGGATATGACTCCACCAATAACCTGTTGAGTAGGTCGTAAACGATTTGGATATTTTGCAGGACCATCCCATTGAGCAGCTGTAAGCGCATTGAGTGTTTGACGCACTTCATTTTGAGTTGGAACAGCGTCAGATAAACATAAGATCATAATCAATTGGGCAGCCAAATAAGGTGTGGAAAAATTGAGGAGGGTCCATAAGCGATCATCAAGAGGACCATCAATTGGTTGGAATGGTGCTATAACGAGATCATCACGCAAGAATAATTTAGCTGTCATGGTGTCTTCACCAGTAGGTGTACCACCATAGCCTATAACTTTGGAGTCATGGCAAGGATTTAGCTTAATCTTAACGTAGGCTCTACCAGCTTCTGATGATGGTGTATGCTCGGCCGCATCCATGGCTCTTCGAAAAGCCTCCATATTTAACCTACTTAGTGGATCATTAGCAACGTGATTGACCATACGTTGATTGCGATTATTGCGTGGTTTACGTTTCTTTTTATTATTACCACCACGACCACCACTATTATTAGTGTTACCTGTATTTGGAGATGTTGTTATATGCACTCCATTGGGAGTTGTTATATCAGTTTTAACATTTTTATTTTTCTTATTTTTATTATTTTTTCCCGCCATAATATTAATGAGATAAATCACTATTTAAAGAGAGATTCTTTTATGAGATACAGTTTTACAACCTGCGGTTGTTATATAAACCCTAATAATATTTAGGCAATGTGCTCAACACAACATTGAGAGAATCCTCATTCATACAATCATAATCAATATCAACTTTTGTCATAAATTGTTTTGTATCCAAAAAGCTGAGGAATGGAAATTTTTCCAATATTGGTGTTTCAAGATCAATATTGGGTTTATAAACCTCATCCATAGCCCAGTACTTATTTTCAAAATACATCTCATCAACATAACTACTACCAGTTGACATCAATACCTTGACATTACTGAGTGTGTGTAACATTTTTTGTAATAACGGATATAACACTGGCACCATATAATTGAGTGCCATTTCACCCATAATGACTGTTTTAAGGTATGACAAATAATATTGATTAGAACGTTTTTGTACCATCCAACCTAACCTTGTAAATATACGCAATGGGTTGCGCATCATACAAAATCCAAGTGACGTGCGGACGAGTTGGCTTTGACAAAAATCTACGTCGTATTTACTATATTTAACTAACACCTTAGCATTCATAGAAAACTGTTTGAAATCAACTTTCAAATATCTATCAAGCCAATGGTGTGCCAAAATTAAAACGCTATCATCACCATTACATACAAACTTAAAATCGGTCTCCGGAACTTTTAGGATCACTGTTAATATGGTCAACACAATAACATAATTGATAAAGTTACCTTTAAAACTTGTATCAATAGACCCAGAAGTCAGCGTGCCCAATATGGTATAGGACACACCACGAGTAGTCCATCCCCGAACCCGATCATCATAGTGCATAGCCCACTCAACAATCTTATGATATTTAATTGGAACACAGCGTTTTACAAATTTTCGGAAAATACGCAACCAATTAACAACAACATGAGCATCAAAAGAAGAAAAATCATTTTCAATGAATACAGCATCTTTCACTGCGAAAGAACCGTCAACAATGAGTTGAGCAACTTCATGATGATTTAAACCTTTGGTAAAGATTTTGAGTCCATGTATGTCTTCAATAGAATAAAATTGTTTCTCTAATGGCACGATAAACTGTGCTTTAAATAGAGTGGCTTTAGCACTTTGATATTGAATGGCCCGAGGGGCCTTAACTTTGTATGTAGAAACCTGGTCACTGATCACGGAACTATCATTTGTTATATTTGAGTCATAAGGTAAATGATATTTATCATCTTTCAAAAAACACTTGACAGTAAAGTCACGTGCTTGAATACCTTCAGTACACAACAAATGTTTAGCTCGTAAATACTTAGCTCGAAAGCGACCAGAATATTTTTTGATGATAACATCATAAGGTGTAAATACTTCAAGGATCTCCATATGTGGTATCATATGTGTATTAATTACATTATAAATATTATTCAGAGGGTAACTGAATGAGATTCCATCTTCCGTACACTCAGGATCGTGCACCATGTGGCGAAAATAAAAGGCCACAAATTCATTACATATACAATTAGAATGTGTGAAAACAGTTGGTGTAAATGTTAAACCTCGTATTATATGATATGTGCTTCGGGTATTTGTATGCACTATATCCAATTTATTGGTATTGAACTCCGATTCGGGTAATAAATTCGCCAAATCCAAATCATAATAGGGTTTAGTACAAACTGCTTCCACAACATAACATCATTCATCCTTAATTTTACTTGGCAACACATAAGTCTTCCGACCTATAAATTTGTGCCACCAGGCATGAGGAGTTGAGATTCCATTGCTATATGCTTTATTAATACGCGTCATCCTTTTCATGGCACTTCTATCATGTGAAATAACTTGAAGTAAATTATCTTCGTAGTCACCCATGAGATAACAACACATAATAGTATGTAAAGTTATGCTATATAACTGGTAATGATCATAAGCTCGATTATCGGTTTGAGCAAAAATTGTTGTAATCTGTTTTCTTAACCAATGAACCATAGACACATGTCTTTGTTTTCCTATCATCAATGGTAGAATCTGATATAATATTTCAATATCAACCATATCATAAGGCTTACATATAGGAAAATCTCTAATGAGTTCAGCATGTGTTGCATATCGATGAATCATAAAGGATTTCAACATTTTAGTGCTTTGGTCATGTGGATCGGCACGTGCATGATTAACTACAAGGGTTTCTGAACCAATTTCACCTAATTTACGTCGATGAGGCACAAGATGTTCAACCATATTTCCTTCACCATCTTTAACCATTGTTGGAACTGGTAAATCAGGCAATACTTGCATTTTTGGTAATGCATTATGGTTAACCATCATTTGTTGTAATTGTTGTTCAACATTAGCTTCAATGATTTGGGCATCAAGATCCTTGTTACCAAATAATCGATCAATAAATTTGACACCAGTAGCTATACGCTTGGGTCTATTATTTAAAATTGGTTTAACAAAAATATCAACGCCAGTTCTTAAATCACCTAATTGTGCTTGATGTTTCACATTGACATCAACAGCAATGGGTTCAATTTGACCATCGATTTGTTCAATCTTTTGTATGCGAGATTCACGAGCCTGTTGGGGATTCTCAATAAGAGGAAATACCATTAATGGATTATCCGCATCTAGCACAATATCACGAACATCCATGTGATATACATGACGGTCAACTGAATCTAAATCACGATATTCAGCGCTGACTGCAGTACTAGGCAGATCAATTTTCCATTGTCGAATGAGATGTCGACTAACGTAGGTTAAATTCTTCTTAGCATCAATAAAAGAACGAACAATTGGAATTGGTTCATAATTATAATAAACGTTTTCTAAACGTTGAGATGGTAGTTCTCTCCGATAAACCATCGAATGTGGCTGATATTGAGATGGTGGATCAACAGGTACATCAGGTATTAAATTTCTGCAATTGTTAATTGGAATGACTGCATCAATGTCACTGGATGGTAGATCATCGGGGTGTTCATATTCCGCCACCGAATTAAGGGCGGATACTGATTGCAAGGCTAATCCAATATATTGTTCCTGGATAAAAGCCTCGTCTAATTGTATGATCAAAAAATGAGCTCCCGCATGGAATATAAATATACATTCTTCAAAAATACCATAATGAAAATTATGACTAATCATAACACCCCGATTATTGACAACAATAACATTCAATTGTTCATTGGCTGCCATCATACCTAAAAGATCTGAACATGCGACATTGCGTGAAATAAGGTCAGCACGATCAACTTCAGTATAACGGTAATTGGCCAAATGATGTTCAATACGTTGATGCAATAGATCCACTGGAACAGATATCTTATGAGTTGGTTGCAAAACTCGATCCATAAACTGATATGGCATAGAACCTGTATTAGCCCGCACAATGGGCAACTTATGCGATAACAATGCATAATACCCACAAAATCCGTCACCAACAGTATCAACTAATGAGTTTACTGGAATGGGCAATGGCTTGTCGAAACTTCGGTATATTGCTTGGATAAAGGCGCTGTTGTAAAAACGCAACCCGGTCCGCTGACATACCCTTGAGTAAGGATGAGATTGTGTTGATGCCATACCCCCATACACATTCGTTAATAGCGATTGGTGCATCGCATTCATAAAAAACGCGTTTTGCGCGGTCATAATTATGCCTCCACTTCGCTGCTGGAGAGAGATTTGTCGTTGTCGCCGCAAATGAGCCGGAGCTAAAGAAGAAATCTTCTTCATATACAAACTTTCGTAAGAGTCCTCTTGAACCCTCCAGTTCTGAGTAGACCTGAGATAATGATTGGTCGAGATCGAAATACTCCGCAGGTGTGAACTCGAGTGCTTTTGGTATTCTCTGTAACAATTTGAACAATACGTGTCGTGCTGGAAAGTGTAGGTCTCTAAAGAACCTAATCGTTGTGAAGCCGCTGACAGCGCATTTAGCCATGAAACCAGATTTTGATGTCTCATACCATGAAAAATGTTGTTCAAGCTCAGGATGTTCAATGCAACATCGAGCGAACAAATGGTACATAGTCTTTTTGTTACTATATGAAATTTTTCTATTGAATCGAGACTTGTTAAAAATTTCCCGCAACTCAACTCCATCACCTCGAAAGAAGCTTTTATATACTTCTGCCACATCCATTTCAGTGCCAAACTTTGGCACATTTGGTCTCCGAAAATAGGCTTTTGAAGCATAATACTTTGCACGTTCTTTAGGATCATGTTTAAGCAATTCGTCGCTAGTGATATTAATATTCATAATATTAGCAATGACAACAATAACAAGTTTGGTATTTTTACA